GTATTGTTATTTATAACAACTGATGCCATTAGGTTGTAACATCCTCAAGGAGAGTAATCTTCCCTTGAGCAACTGTCCAAACAAGCGTGTTTTGTGGAAGACGAATTTCAATATCAAAAATATCATTTGTTCTAAGCAGTGTGGTTTGTGCAGCAGTTAGCTTAACCTTAAACTCACCATCACCATCTTCTAGGTCTTGTTCTGGTGTAATTGTAAAAATTAAAGTTGCTGCATCTGTAATTATTTGAGGACTAACTGGATTAGTTGGTCTTTTAAATTCTACTTCAATGTCCCAATCAGGAATAACTAAAGGCTGTTTTGCATCATCTGTGAGATAAACCATGAAGGAAGCTGTATCTCCTTTGACGATTGTCCAATTAACAAATGGTGGTTTTTCACCAATGTCGTATGTGGATGCGCCTTGCCCTCTATATGTAGCCATAGTTCTTTTATTATATCATATAAGTAATGATATATTTTGTTATCAAAACGTTATAATTGTATCTTGGTACAAAACGGACATTGGCTTGTACTTATGAGTAGAATAGTGCTATACTTAATTTGAGACCTAAACAGGTCTCATTCGTTTCTTAGGAGGTAAAAACTATGAGAGAAACTAAAGTGTGGTTAGGGGTAATGTTATTGGTGGTTTCATCTGCTGTTTTTTCAAACAATGCAAATGCTACTACAAAAAATAATTTACTAAGTCAGTCAGCTCAGGAACAAGATGCCGCCCATAAAGCGGTTTTTTTGGTTTCTAAGGCACAAATATTAAAGAAGTATGAAAATGCACCAACTCTTTCAGACAAGGATTTGGCGCTAGTTTTAAAGGCAGTAGGGTTTAAAGGACAGGACTTGAAAGAGGCCTGGGCAGTTGCAAAGAAAGAATCTAATGGGCAACCAATCAGATTCAATGGCAACACAAAAACAGGAGATAGTTCCTATGGACTATTTCAGATTAACATGATTAGTGATCTAGGTCCAGAGCGTCGTGACAAGTTTAATCTTGACACAAACTTTGATCTATTGAATCCTGTCGTTAATGCACAAATTGCATACCATATGAGCGATGGTGGTAAGAACTGGTCTGCTTGGCACGGTATAACAACCAAAACCAAGATGTGGATTAAAAAGTTCCCAGAAAACATTTAATTACAAATAAAAAATCCCCCTTGGCTATATGCCTTGGGGGTATTTTTTTTATGATACCGATATATACATTCCCTTTAATATAAATGTTGCTTCGCTATCTGTTCTTGCTTGAATTATTCCGCCTTCAGATTTTATTTTTGAAAGGTCTACATATAGAGTTTGATTAAAAGACATTTCATACGGGTACTTATACTTAAGCATTCCTATGTATCCAATTGGACACTCTACTTTTGGAATAAAAGTTCTTATCCATGCCTCTGTGTTATTTGTGTCTGTCTCTAAAATAAAATCATACCTTATGTCAACTTTTGTTCCAATTTTTAACTGTTTAAAATTAACTCTTTGTGTTAGTGAGCTCCATAATGAAACATGCTCTGATGGCAGAAAATCTAAATTATTGCTTTTTGGATCATCTGTCATTAAAATGTTTACCCATCCGTCATCGCCTCTATCTGGTCCAAGCAAAACTGATTTTTTGTTTTCATTTTCATAATATGCCCAACCAGGATATTGTCCAGATGGACTTGCGTACCCATCTCCACCCATTCCTGGTTCGCCCCTTGGACCTTGTGGACCTTCCTTACCATCTTTTCCATCTTTACCTGTAAGGCCTCTTTCGCCTTTTTCACCTTGAGGTCCTTGTGGCCCCGCAGGTCCTGGATCGCCTTTTTCTCCTTGAATTCCTGGAACAGCAATATACTCTGTATTTGCAGAGTCTGCACTTTTTGTTAGTTTTATTGTTTCGCCATATCTTGGCTTTGGAGCATCCATATTTTTTGATATAGTCATAGACTACTTCTTTACTTTAAAAATTGTACCGTTTATCTTTATTAGTGGTGGTAATTTAACATTTACGTCATTGACCTTAATTATCATTTAAGATATACCACCCGTAGTTCTTGTAGGAACTGGAGAAACATTTCCAAGCACACATATTGTTCCAATAACTGGTGTCCAGGTCATTGATGATGGTCCATCTGGAACTACCGCTTGAAGATCAAATGAAAGCTCTGCAACAACTGACTTATATTTTGTTCCCCAATTTGCGGTTATATCGGCTGGGGCTGTTACAGTTACAACGCTTCCATCTACCGTCACTGTAAGCTCATCCAAAACATCTGCGAGGGGATCATAGGCTGTAGCAGAGTAAGTCCACCCCGTTGTATCAAATTCTGTAACTTCATCATTTTCAAGAAGAGAAACGGTAAATGAGGCAGAGTCTCCACGAACAACAGTCCATTGAATATTTGCTGGGGTAGCGCCAAATTTCTCTATTGTAGGTGAGCACATATCATTGATTATACCATAATAAAAAGGACTGACTCCTAGGGGCAGTGGGGTGGGTAGAGAGCAACCTAGGAGCCAATCATTATAGATTATAACATTCATTTATAAAATAGCTATTAAACATTATGACCCAGTATATTAATAAGTAACAAAAAGTTATAAAAATATAAAACCAGAGTGTATTGAAATTGTTATCAAATTGTTATAATTACAAAAGTACTATATGTCCATTTTGTCTCAATAAGCCAGAGTATTGATAGTGTATACTTAAAAATATAAAGAAAAGAAATAACTAACTAGTAAGGTTTTTAAGATATCTTATATATTATATATAGTAGTTATTTAGCACGAGCAACATACTCAAGTAATACATCGTACATATGATCTAGTTTATCACTAGTTGCTTTACGAAGTTGCTTGGCTTCTTCTTGTTCTGCTTTAATAGATTTAATCTCATCACGCATACTGGTTCCGCCGTTAGTTTTAGTTTCGGCACGAATATCGCAAACCGCTTCGTGAATAGGTTTGATCTGGACTTTAATATACCAACGAATTGATCCAATTACAATGGCTCCAATTGAAAGCAAAGAAAGTATGAATTGTGCCCAGTCTGTAGTGGTCATTATGAGATTATTATACCAGTATTTGAGATTAGATAAATAAATATAAGGTTCGCCCGATTAGACTCCGCCGATTTTAAAATTCGCCGAAATAGAGATATCAAACCATCTATGTACAACACATGCATTAATAATGCGATATGTACACATACTGGTAACAAATTGTTATACTGGACAAATAAGGTTTGATAGGATACAATTGAGTAATGGTAGAAGAGATCAAAGATACACTTAAACTTTTTCTTATTAGCAAACTCAGGCTTCATCACATGCTATACCGACTACCTGCGATTTCTGAATTTTTAGAAGAACTTATCGCTGAAGCCTTGCAGGAAAACGGATACCCTAATGATTGGAAGCCTAATCGCTCACATGCTGTTTCAAAGGATCTTACACTAGATACTGGCAAATCGTTTTCAATTAAATCGGGGATTTATGATCCAAAAAAGAAGACCCTAAAATTTTCGGGGAGTAGATTAGGTAAGCACAACAGAATAGAAGCAATGGTAGAAGCAATAGCAGATACTCACGCAGACTTCTACATATGCCTTGCAAAAGCCCCAGAAGACTGGTCTAGCGTCCCAGGAAAGGATGAGGATAAGACATACTACCTATTTGTCTTTGAGGCTTCTAAACTGGACTATAATGGCGAATGGGGAGTAAAGGTTTCTAAGAAGGGTGGTTTTAAATACGTGATTGACAAACCAGGTTTTCATGCAAAGATTGCACCTTCCATGTCATATCAACTCTGGACTACTGTGGATACATCTGTTATTGGCGATCCAGAGAAGTTGATTGTCTAATGGGGGAAGATGTTTCCTTTGGTGATTGGCTTAAACCTTCTACGCCTAGAGCCAGTGAGGATCTCATTGAATCCCGCTTAAAAATTTGTCAAGCGTGTGAACATTTTAAAAAAAATGGATCCCGCTGCAAATTGTGTCATTGTTTCATGAAACTTAAAACCGAGCTAGCAGATGCAAGGTGTCCAATAAACAAATGGTAATATCCTCTGGCTACTTTGGAACTTCTTCAGATAAAATACTCAAGATTGACAGCCTTGCGTCTAAAGAAGAGTTAGATTTTATTTTAGACGTAGTTTCCAGCGTTGACATATGGGATAACACACATCAAACCGAACCTTGGATAAATAGAGTAAGCGATCATGATAAATTATATAGTTGCGCTCCTGGAACATATAGGCTTATAAATAAAATACAAAAAAGATTTATGAATAAAGTTTCTGAGTTTTATGGTGTAAAGGTTGAAGTCCCAAGCCCTTCAGTTGCCAGATGGTTTGTTGGAAATTCACAAGAACCACATGCCGATAAAACACACTATCCAGATTATGATATTGGATCTGTTATATATTTAAATAATGAATATGAAGGTGGTGAGATTTATTTCCCCCAACATAATATAGAGCTTAGGCCAAGCGCAGGAAATGCTATTGCTTTTCCAGGAGATGAGCATTATATGCATGGAGTTAGAGAGATTGTTTCTGGATTTAGGTATACCCTGCCTATTTTCTGGAAAGTTATATAATATGGCTAGAGACTGGCAAAATAAAGACTGGCTTACAAACCAGTATATTACTATGGGACGTAGCGTAGCATGGATAGCAGATAGTGTTAATGTTCATCCAGATATGATTAGGTTTTATTTAGATCAATTTTCTATATACCGTCCCCTGCAAAAATGCAAACATGGTATGATTATATGTGAAAGATGTAACACTAAAAATTTATAACAGAAAGTGAGTTAAATATGAATAAGCAAGAAGCCGTAGAGTTTATGGTCAAGAATATTAGCGAAACCAATAGAATGTTTTGTGAACAAGGTGGAATGGATAAGGCTGAAATTGATAAGATGACTGAAGCTAGCATCCCGTCGCTAAATATGATCTGTGATGTTTTGTACGACAATATGAAGAAGGAGAACTTAATTGCCTAAATATACATACAAGGTAGTTCCAAGTGTTGTAGAAGAGACATTTATTCAAAATGCTGGAAAGACAATCTACGAAGCTATTGGCGATGTTGATTTTGATAGCATTGAGATTGTAGTTACCACAAAAAATGAGACAGAAGCAGAGAATGCTCGCAAGACTGTAACAGATATCCGAATGTGGGAATTAGTCAAAACTGAAGAATAAAGGCCAGGATTATTCTTCTAGGTCTGAGTTTGCTTTAGATCTGTGAGAGTCTGGACATGTGCATTCAGCACAGCATCTAACAGGTGTAGTTGTTTCGTTTGTCATGTTTATATTCTACCATAAATCTGAATATTTATTTTTTTTGATGATCTGGAAACTTATTGCCGTATACGTCAATTCCGTCATTATAGAGCTTACCTACATTATTTGGTAATATTTCTTCCATTACTTCTCTATGGATACTTGCATCAACCGAAGCATTTATTTCTTCTATAATAACATCTTCACTAAATATATCCTCAGCATTTTTTATTTCAAAGCTATCGCTGAAGTATCTTGGAACAGGGATAAAGGCTGCTATTGGGGTGCCCTTTTTTATTATTGTAGTAATGCCTGGCTGCTGTACTTTTAGGTTAAAGCTAAAACCTCTTCGTAAATTATCAGACTCAATAACTCCAGTCATAACAGTTATATTTGGTACTACATAGTTTGGTGGATTTATTGTTACCAGGTTAACCTCTTTTGGTGTTCTAAGTTGTATAGGAACATTTACTGTCATTATCCCGTGACCAAAATGAGAATATATAGTAGGAAGCAGTTTATTCTTGTGATACTCATTGCTTAACTTTATTTTCAACGATTCTGATGAATCTTCTCCATCCCAGGAAAACTCAAAGTCATGTTCAGTGACTAAAGAAAATCCATATTGATTACCTATCATTAATGGTAAGCACCTGTAAAAGCGTGGAGAAAACCATTCTCTCTTTCTTGTGTTTTTTTGAAATAAAGTATTAACTCTGTCAAAATTAATGAATTGGGTTTCAGGATTATCAAAATATACAATTGTATTTTCTGGTACGTCATTCCCTTGATTAAGCATTATAATCTTCAGAATTGTTTAATGTACCCATAAAACCATTTTACCATAAATCTGAATATTTTTATCAGATGTACGATACATGAATTTAAATATAAAATATAAAAAAGATAGTGAGCACACAGATAGGATCTTCCATGTGCCCACTTAGCTTAGATAGTGCCTTGCAAGTATCCGTCTATACCTAATAGGTCACACGTTACCTTAACACGCTGGTTCTTTTGGAGTGTGCTCTTGTATAGGTCAATAAAGTCATAGACCTCTTGCTTGCTCATGAGGTTAATGTTGTGAGTGTTGCCTTGCATTGATGTGAGTGTTACTTTCATTTATTTATTCTTCTTTCTCTTGTAAAATTTATACCCTGCAAAAATAAAAGCGCTTAGAATAATGAGCTTCCAGTTGATAGCAATATAAGTCCAATCGCTATCTAGGCAGATACCGTAATCGTTAATCTCTAAATTCATTTATTTATTCTCCTTTTGTGCATGTGCATGGGTCAATGTAAATTGTGCTAGCGATAACGCTAACGGTTGCAAGTGTATTGCATGAGTCGCATAGAAAGATATCAACTAGCATTTATTTAATTCCATTCGCTAGCAATAGGGCAACGCAGATAGTGAAAAAGATATAGAATGTCATCAGAGGGATACTCTCCACTCTGACCACATACCTAGACGGTCACCGTCTGATTCAATATAGAAACGCTCTATATTGTTCTCACACTCTATGCAGAAAGTGTATTGTGTCTCTGATACTTCAGAGATAGCACCCTTATTGGGTGTGTGTGTATGTGTTAATGTAGTCATATTGACCACCTTTCTTTTTGAGGGTCTTTCCCTCTTGTTCTTATACTGTATAGCCTACCATAGGCTACTGACATTTTGGGGTATTTATTCGCTAGGCTCACTGTGATTCTAGTCACATTTATTTGCTAGGCTCATACCTTAGTTCTTTATTTAATTTTCTATAAGAGTATCTTAACATATACCGCCCCAAAAGTCAAGTCCTAGCACGGCGTGTCGTATGTGATTTGCGCCACATGACCCGAGGGGTTATCCACATGATGCACATCACACCTACGATTTACGCTTAAGTTATCCACATGATGTACCTCACATTTCCCATATGTCCGTTTTGATATATCTTGTGGTGATAATCTACTTAACATAATGTATGCTCATGTCAGACCCCCCTGCTATAATTCTAGTATAAAGAAAGTTGCTAAAGGTTAGCAAAAGAAAGGAGTCAAAATGACTCAAAGTATAATCAAGAACAAGGACTTCTATGTATGTCCTGAAGGCTTCTACTACATAGGAGCAAACGCAGGTAGTATCTTCTGCGAACATAACGAATTCACTAAGGAGACAGGCTCTCCTAATGTAAATGGGCAATATCGCCTAGTACGCAAGTGCAATGGTTGCACTGCAGAGCGTAGATACTACCTCTACGCAAAAGTTGCAAAGAAAGGTCGTAGATAATATGACAACTAATTCACTACTAAATCCAGCGGATAGCCTTACACCTATCCTTCACTTCCCTAATCGTGACGGGAGCTGTTTCTACTGTAACGAAACAATCACTTTCGTTGCAGGTCTAAATCGCTATGTAGGCAATAGCGGTATCCGTTGCAAGGAGGCTAAGTAATGAATGTACTAGTCTCTTCAGAAGTGCAAGAGAATCGTCTCTTGTCTAAATCAGAGCCATGGCGTTATCGTGTGGCTGATACTTACTTAATCGCTTGTGGAATATGCGATAATAACTTCATTGAAGTATTTCTAAAGGATAGAGACTTCACTAAATATACCTGCGAAAATTGCTGGGAGTAAACATGAAACACTTTTTAGAAACAGGTAATGCACTTTTCTTTTTTTCATTTTTTATTTCAATTTATTCTGCATGGTTACATTTGAAAGAATGATCAAAAAAACCCGAGGCGTTTTCCACAGGCTGTGGATAACTTTACGTGTGGTATAAATCACTTTACGTTTACGGCGTGTCGCCTTGATTTCCTGGAACTTCCGTGCTAAGATTCTCTTTATACAATTAAATAAAGTAGCAAAACGGTGTGACCAACCTCACATTCAGAATGTCTAATATGTCCGAATTTGGATTTGATAATGTCACCCGTTTCTGCTAAAATAGTTACATAACCAAAAAGAAAAGAAGGTGACAATATGTCAGCCAATGTATACACAGTCCAGTCCTTGCTAGTAGGAACAGAGTACGCTTCTGCTTCCCTGCGTGGAAAAATCATAAGTGCAGAACCACACCCTCACGCCGTATGGTATGAAGGTTGCGAAACCTATCTAGTGCAGGTTCGCCCTCACTACTCTAAACCCCTTGCGCTAAAAGATACTTATCGCACTGTTGCAGTAAGAAAGGAAAACTAATGTATAACCTAACACTTGAAACTTTTGGTGGTACAGTAAAAACCATCGCCCTACCTTCTAAGGGTGCAGTTGCACAATTTATTTCAACTTACCCTGAAACTCTGCCAGTTGGCGTATCAGTAAAAATTGCATGTGACGCACTAGGCGTTCGTGGCACACTTCGTGGAAAGGCTTCTCTCTAATGGTACTAATTGAACACAATCTCCGTTTCGTTACAGAACTAGACGAAACAAATCCAATGGCTATTCGCCTGCTAAATCTTGAAAAAGAAATGCAGGTTGAAATGCTTGAAGGCTTGCTAAAAGAACTTCTTGCACCTATGATTCAGCCAGCAATTGACGAAGTTAATGAAGGCAACACATGGGCAACGCTAAGGGTGGCAGACTAATGATGACACGCAAAGACTATGTGAAGGTCGCTGATATTCTTGCAGGTTATCATGTTGCAATGATTGACAACTTTTGGTGGGAAGACTTGCTAAATGATTTTGCACTAATGTTTGAAGAAGACAATCCAAATTTCAAACGTGAAAAATTTATTGAAGCCTGCGAAGCTGGAATGTAAAAAAGGATCCTGAGCATGATTTAAAACTGCTTGAAGTTTCAACTAAAAACTCGGGGCGTTTTCCACAGGTTTATCCACAGGCTTTACGTGTGATTAAAAACACACCCAGATTTCCCCAGATTTGGCGTTTAAGATTTGTATTTGTCACCCCCGTAGTGTAGGATATTTATATCAAGTTAATTAAAGAAAGAAGGCTCCCATGACCGATGTATGTCTTGAGTGTAATGAAAATCCTGTAGATGTAACTGAACTTTATTGCTTCCGTTGCTATCTTGACCGTGAAGTAGAAGCGATGATAGAATATGACTTAATTGACCAACTATGGACAACTCAGGAGGCTAACTAATATGGATTTCTATGACGACTACTATGAGTCAGATATGATTCGCCCAGACGCTAAGTCATGCTATTGCAAACTTCATTCTATCTGCACCAACTGTAAGGAGAGTTACAACTAATGGAATACTTATACTCAGTAACCGCAACCTATGACGGAGACCGTTCACCTCACTGGGTTGGTCGCTATGATAACGCTATTGACGCAGTTAATTCATGGAATAAATTTATTGACTGGGGCATGGCTAACGAATATGCAACTATCAATTTCTCAGAGCCTAATGGCAAAATGCACACCAAAATCTTTTATCGCAACGGAAATGTAGGGGGTAAGTAATGCCAGTATTTCAATTTACCACTTTCATAGATATAA